CTTCAAATATCAGAAACTAAATTGTACGTCACACAAAATAGAAAAGCAATGCGATAATAATATAAAATTTAAAGACGAGATAAAGTTTACGCTTCGAGACCGCCATCACCACTATGTATACCAGGATTCCCAGTAGGAGGAGTAATAGCTAGACCGTTACGAAAACGATTAAAATAAATTAAAATACGAGACACACTAGGTAAATTACGACTTAATTCACGTGTACCATCAAGTTTATAGAAAACCATAGTCACAGCCCCAGCTGTTGTAACATAAATGTAACACAAACCGTTGGCACTAGCACCATGAGCGATCTTCCAAACTCGATTATTATTAGAACCAATAATACATTCAAAAGGACAAGGCAACATAGTATAACCAGGTATAATATAATTGCTAGGGTGAACAAACCCACCAACAAGTGTATCGGATTTTTCAACAAGATCACCAACATTAACGCCATAACCAATATATAAATCGGGATTAGGAACACATAAGTGGTTTGAGGGATCTTTTGTAGGAGCGGGATTCCCATTTCTACAGCGATGACAAATTGGAGTACCAACTTGTGGGAAAGAGGCACGAGCAGTATTCATGGACTAGATGGAAAAGTAATATCAGGATTGTTAGAAGGTGGTTGTATTTGTGAAACTTGAAAAGACTGTAACTGTTGAATCAATGGCAGAGCCAAATTTTCTTCTTCTTCGTCTTGTGAATCAAGAATATGTGGTATTTTATAATCTTTAAACATCACATGAATAAGATTCAAAACACCTTCATTTATATCTACATAACGATAATCACCGTGCATAGAACTATTATCACAATAATCTTTATAACCAAGTGACTTTAACGCTCGGGAAATATTAACTAGTGGATAAATCCATCCCCAATTAACATCAACACCTTGACCAGAGGTACTCCACCCAACGATTCGTTGGAATTTAACACCTCCAATGTAAACTTCAGGGCACCTTCCAGGGTAGCGGGAATTTTGCCAAGCAACTTCTTCTTCCATAGTTGGTTTTACCCACCGAGCACCAGTTCGGGGCTGATAAGTAGGAAACTTAACTTTCTTTCGTTTAATCACAAATTGAGTCATCTTTTATCTTTGGCAAAGCCAATTAAAAATCAACTTCGTAAGAAGGTGTTGAAGGAGGTCTTCCAGTAGGGGGTCGCAGAGTGTCAGGAGGTTTCCAGTAATCTAAACCACCAACAAAACCATTCAATTGAAAATCACCACCAGCAGCACAATATATTTTTATTGCTCCAGCAAAGAAAGTGTCCCAACGTAAAATGATGTAACCATTATATTTACTTTGCGAAGGAAAATTCTTTTGAGTATGTGTCAAATGGAACCATTCATAAAAACCACGCATCGGCACATCAAATTCATACAAATTATTAACATCTGCCGACATGGGTATCTCTTGAGTATTAGTGTTAGTCATGATATCTAAACTAAAACCATAATTATTAAATTCAGTATTAACACAATGTCCAACAGTTAAAGAACTTTCCTTACGATTATCTTGACTTTCAGTGACAACTTTGAATTTCAAAGTTCCTCTCCACAAAGCATAACATCTAGATATATGTGTAACAGGATGTAAATCACCAGAATATAATGGAATCAACTTCGGGTGTAACGGAAGTATAGGAGTAACAGGGAAAACAAAATGAGTACAAGGTAAATTCGTATAGTAAGTACCCATTTCAAAGAAATCTTGACTTAGGGTATGTAAAGACAATCTATGACTAGCCCTAGGAAAAGGCAATTGATAACCTAATAAAACCTCTCTTTGTGCCATCGGTGGAACGGTATCTCCTCTCTCTGTCGAGAGTGAATTACTAGCAGAGCCATTATTGAAATATTTAGGAGGCAAACTAGAAATAGACATATTAAAATTCTTCTCAGGACTAACTAAAACAAAACCACTCACAGTGATATTACCACCTTGAGCACTTCGCAATGGTTGCAAAACATAAATATTGATTCTACCATTAGAGGAAACGTCATTACCATGCATCAATTGTTTGTGGTGTAAAGGAGCTCTAACTATATTCATCATAAAAGGAACAGTAAACTCATACTCATGACGTTCTTTAACATCTAATATCTCGTACGTATAGTTTTGATAATTATTAAAGACATCACTCTGACCATCAGTTAAGTAAGGATCATATACAATCAGTAATCTACCTGTCATCATCTGTGTAGAACCAATAACAATCTTAAACCTTAAATCACCTTGCCAAGCACAAAATAATAAAGTCATATAACTAAGGGTGTTAAGATTCACAATATTTGTTCCAGTTTGACGTAATCTTAAATTAAAAGGATGAACACCAAAGCGTCTAATCTTGGAGCCTCTCGGAGTTTCCGAAGACCAAGTGAACACACGGTGCATACTATATCTATATATAATTTCATCACCCCACAAATCAGCTTGATTCTCTCTATCACCAAACAAATATTTCGAAGGTTCAGCAGAATTAAACATCCCGCTTGGCATTCCTATTCCTTCAGGATTAGCACGATCAGTAATAACATTGTTAATACTGGCACCGTAACCAAACGTTTGGACATTTGTGAATTTCACAGATAGTTGCCAAGTAATATTACTCTCAGGAGGAGTAATTATATGACCAGAACGGGATAACCACAAAATTCCAAGCTTTCTAGGAGAAAAATCAGTATTTTTCCTTCCAGTCAAATAAGGCATTATATTCAAAAATGGAATATGCAATTCAACATCAGCATCTTTACTAAGGTCCATCCAAACATTCTTCATATTAGTCCAGCTCGATGTACCGATTTTCGGTTCACTCATCTTATTCAATCTATGACAATCGAAATGATCAAAAGACATAACTAAATGACCACCAAAACTAATCGTACTATTAACACTCAAAATAAAAGTGGTGTCAAAATTAAATAAAGGAAAACGAGATAATAATTTCCATACACTAAAGCCATCTTCATTTTGCATTTTACCAGGCCAATCCCATTTATCAATAAGATATAACCCTTCACCAGAAGCAGCGTTTTCTATTTCACCATTAGCTAAAGGCCATATCCTCCCAACTATCTCTTCAACTGTCCAAGCTGAACGATCTAACTGAGAAGGACGACCTTCTTCGACAACGATTCGTTGTCCTACAAACCCAGTGTCTTGCGCAACCTCAGTTTCTAAGGTAACAAAACCAACTTCAGTGTTTATCTGCACATTTTTGGAATCCATCGTATGAATAAACTATGTATTTATGATCACTCAAACCTTTCTTATCAATGCCGAAGGCAATACCAGAACTCAAAATCTTAACGGAAATTTCTTTCTTGCAGATAACAGAATCAGGCGACCTTTTACAATTAAAAACAAAAGACTTATTAGGAGTTATTTTCTTATAATTACGTGGGGTTAAACCATTAATATAAAGATCTCCAAAAATGGCATCAACATTTTTACGAACTAAATGATTAATATAACCAAATTTCTTTTTCTCTGTAGCATGTACAGGTAAATGACAATGAGCCACTCGTCTAGAAGTTTCTGGAAATTCCAAGATAGTAACAAACTTATTCTTTTCGGGAACTTCAAAGGCATTTAATTCTTTCTTTGATAGAGTTATAGTGTGAGAAACGTGGTCTTTCTTCTTAATAAAACAATCATATTGATCCAAAGATTTAATTATATCTAAATCGGCATCCTTCAATTCTTCAAAACCTAACACATCAGGATCTTCTCTCAACAAAGTTTGTACATGAGTCAAAAAATCTTCAGGGGTTCTATCAACATTAATACAAACATTACTAGTAATCACTTTACCTTCCAACCTCTTATCAAGAAATTCTTGATAAAGATCACCATAGACCATAGTAGGAAAAGGACCAATCTTAGCCTCATGACACGCTTTTCTCAAGCGTTCTTGTAAATCACAAAAATATTCTCGACCATGATGCAAAGCATCTCTCAAAGAACTATTGACATTATCAAGAGTTTCAGCAGGACCCAGTTTCTTTTTCGTCCATTGAGGGCGTTCTTCAATAGAATTAATTTCCAAAGGAGCAAACACAAATCCAGACTGTGGATCAATTTTAAATTCTCTCTTCAAAAAAGTTAAATTTTCAATGTCATCATACTCTTCACAATCTTCAAGATTATTCTTCTTAGCATCAGTCATAGTGATTCCATACTTACTCAAAAATGTAGCAATAGAACGCAAATTGAACCAATCTCTAACTTCGGGCTTCACAGAAACAACATTATCATCTCCATAATACACTGCAACAACAAACAAATCAAAATTCTCTTGAGAAATCAAATCTCTAGCGAATTGACGGGCAAGATGCATCCAAGCAAAACGCAAATATATCTCATTAACAATAGAATTGACAATAGCAGTGACAGAAACACCAGAAGCTAGTCCACGTCTCAATAAAACAACTTTACTTCCAACAATAGTCAAACGAGAATACATTTCATTAAATAGTGTGGCGCGAGCTAGAGCATCTTTTTCGGAAGTTCTACAAACATCATTCATTACGCGACAAGCGGCATCTAACACAGTACCATCTTGAGTGGAATCAAAAGCACTATAATCACAAGCAAAACCATAAGGAGAATTAGCTTTAAGTCTAGCAAACAAATGATCCCATTGAGGTGAATCACAATTAATACCAACTTGAGGACCAAGGTTTTCACGATTCTTCATAATTGCACAACAAAAATCTAACATAAACATACGTGATACAATAATAGTAGCAACATCAGCAATAGAGAACAATCTTGTTTTACAAGGATAAATTTTCTTAGGTTTAACTCTCTCATCTTTCAAACATTCAAAGAAAAGACTAGCAGATTTCGCACCAGACATAACACAATCATACTTATGTTGTACAGCTTCACGCAACTCATCGCACATCTCGTACAAAGGGGCACCATTGGATTGTTCACCGACCACAGTGAAGAGGGATTTCTTACCATCTTTAGTTTTAATTTTAGTACAGAAAGGCCACCCAGCGGAAGTTTTCATATTCAGGCCTTCCATATAATCTTCGGTAGCCCAGCCATTAATAGCAGTATCAGCACTAAGCTTTCCAAAACCTTCTCTTTGCTTTCCAATCGCATTGCGAATGTACTCACCCATATAGTCAGCAATAATATTCATATCGTTCTTTGGTAAATTAACACCTTTATGAGAATATTTATTAATTCCTTCAATCAAAGGTTCAACTTTGTCAACATTTCTTGGATCATCAATACTTAAGATAGCTGTATCTCTAACAGATTCACCACCAGTAAGACCAAACAGTTCACTATGGATGATACTCGTTTTATCATTAATATTAGGGCAATTCATTTCGCGCATAAATCCAGTGTCAACAATATGATTACGAGGATCAGGTTTAAATTTCGGAGCACGCATAATTCCACTCTCCAAGAGTTTCTCAATAGGAGGGGGTGCAATATTGTGAGGGAAATTACCTTTCCAAAAACGATCATTAAGAACTTGATCTAATTTATCAATAGTTTCTTTACAAAGAACAACAGAGTAACCTCTAGAATCTTCCTTATGCCAACCAGCAATATGGATACCTATCAATTTTTGAGTTAAATCAGGATTCAAACCAACAACAGCAGCACCACAATCACCTTTCGCAGAATTTATAAAATATTCATGACCTTTAAGTTCATAGACCAAATCATCAAAAGGACTTTCTTCAGAAGTATAACCTTTCAGTGAGTATTTACGTGTAGTGTAAGATGGACCAACATTTGAAGTATGTCCAACATGCAAAATGAGTTTGCCATAAGCAACTTCTCTAAATGATGGTATCATAACGCCTTTCAAGTTAGCGTTCCGAACAGCTTCTTCACCTGATCCAATATATTTACGGATCGAAGGAAAATGTGGAATAGAAGAGGGAATTTCCCATAGAGCTAAATCCTTAGTAGGATGGAAAACGACTTCATTCTCATAATATTTAAAATCATAAATAACTTCCTTAATTCTAAGTTCAATCGAAGCACCATTTTCTAATTTCTCATCAAATTTAAAAAAGAAATGTTTAGGGATAAGCATTCTATTCGGTCCAAGCATAATGGAATGTAAAGAACCAAATCTATTAGTAATATAACCAGTATTATTATACATCTTCTTGAATCCAAAATCCCAACCAGCAGGATCACAAGTGCCTTCAGCTTGAGCTCTTTCAATCTCATTTTTGAAAGCTTCATCAATATCAAACAAAGTTGTACTCATACGCAAATGCTGCTCAATACCATTATCTAAAATTTCTAATTCTTGAGGGAATTCTACAGATTTAGTAATAAGAGTTTCTCTCACTAATTCTTCAGCAGTATAAACATATTTATTAATCTTAAAATCACGCTTTGCCCAAATAATAGAATCAAATTTCAAAGAAAAACGGAACTCTTTAATCTGGTAATCACCTTTAGGAGCATAATATTTATTATCGGCCTTACAGGAAAGAACACGAGTACTATTAGATATAGCTTCAGAAAATTTGTCAACAGCGCCACCTTTACGGAAATAGTAGTTCTTATCATCAAAGGTACGACCTTCAAAAACTAATTTCTTAACATTAGGGTCACGATTGATCTTTTCATCGGAATAAGGATCTTTAGGTTGTTTATGTGGACGCCTAGCACGAGCTTCGGGTTCAATATAATTCTTATCTTCAATGAGCTCTTTTTCGACATTGTCAACTTTGACGTGTTCAATTGGTTTACCTTTAGAAGTCCAACCTTTAAGAAAAGACATCACACCATAAGTGACGGCAGTACCAACGACAGCACCAATAGTGCATTTTGTAGCAGTAGATAATTGTGACAAGAATGGTTTAGCAACTTCTTCAGTTTCATGCTCTAACCAACCAAGACGACGAGCTTCACCAAGAGATTCGTATTTAAATTTGTATTTCAATATCTCAAATGATGCGAATTTCTGAATCTCAGACATATTATCAAAAAGTTTACTATAATAAGTATCTTTATCAGGATATACAAAATTATCATTTTCATCAAGACGAACTTTATATGTAAAAATATTAACATCACGCATTTCACGCGCATAAGACAGTTTCATTTCAGCGAGTTTCTCACTTTCAAATTCCATAGCACAATAATTCTTATAATAATAAATAGCTCTTTTCTGATCAGCATCTTCAAGAGCCAAAAATTCAGGCGCAAGTGCAGGATCCATAATCATATAGAAATTTGGTTGCACTTCAACCATTTTAGTAGCCCACTTAAGCATGGGATCGGCTTCAACAACTTCAACTTTCTCAGCCATTTGTCTAAAAGCAGATGGATAACAATCTTCACAAGTCCAATGGCGACATTTACATTTCTTCATTTCAGCATCAGCAAATTCATTAGAATCTTCTTTCTCAATACATTTATGAGCAACAACTTTAAAATTCTTGTTATGATAATCAAACTTTGTTTGATTACTACCACCAGTATAATTACCGATGATTGAGCGCCAATCTTTCTTAAAAACACAAGCATTCATATCTTCAGTGGATTGTTTACGAGTATTATACATATCTTGATAGAAAGGTAAAAGTGTCATCATCAATTCAAAATAATCGAGACCTTCAGAAATACGTAAACCATTAAGGGGATTCAAAATAAAGAATCTCTTACCAGCAGTAGGATTAGGAACAAAATCACCATCTTTCTCAACTTCAATAAGAATATCTCGACGACGATTAATGGCACCAGTACATTTAATATCACGAGAATTAGTAAATAATTTCTCATTAGTAGTAGAAAATATAAATTCAGAAGTAAACATACGACCTTTATCAGCAAGGGCGGCCATATTTACTTGATGAGGAACAGAAGACTTCAATTGTAATGAATCAATAGAATCCAAATCAGTTTTAAGTGAATTGGCATCATCAATCATCATAGCGTGTTGACCACAGTAACCAGAAAAGAAAGGTACAGCCGGATTCCGGTAGTAAATTCTATTCAATTTAGGTTTTCCAAAGAAATCCAAGATATCGTGAATCATAACATTAACAAGAAAAGACTTGCCAACACCAGGTTCTCCATAAAAGGAAGTGTGGATAGGATCAAAACGAAAATTATCTTCCTGACCCTTTCTCTTTGTGGATTCAGTAATAAAACCAGTGAGAAGACGGTCAGCCTTGATGAGTCTCTCATTAAAGCGGGCAGGAAAACGCAAGCGATCAGTTTCGTGAGAATATTTACGTAAACGTTCTGAGATTCGTAAAAGCTCATCATGAAAATCGGGATCAGAATAAAGAGATTCGCGATTAGGCCAGTGTTCAATTTGATCGAGTCGAACAAAATCAGCACGGACTTCTTCAGCGAGAATACCAGTAAGACCAAATAAAGTAGTATCAAACTTAGTCCATTCATCAACAGTATCAGTAACAATAGAATCTATCATAGAATTCCAATTTTTCATTCCATTGAACATATTATTAAATTGGGCACCAAATTGAGCTTGAGCTTTGGTCTGATCAGCCATCCAAGAGTTGCAATTTGCAAACTTGTTAGCACCAATAAAAGTAACAGTAGAAAGGAGGAGTATAAGAGGCTTAGACCAATCCATACCTTCAAACATTTCTCTAGTAGCAAAATCATCAGTAGAATCAAAGAAAGTATCAGTAGCACCAACACAATCGTGAGTAAAATCAAGATCACCAGTAAGAGAACAAACAAATTGTATAATTAAAGACAAAATATTGAAATGGGAAAGGAAAGGAACAGCAATTAGTAAAATAATAATAATCAACTTATTCAAATGACGACCACCAAAAATAATATTCCAAAGTAAGATACCAATGAGACAAACCCAAAAGAAAGTATAAGTACCATCGTGGGGAGTAATAGATTTAAGTATAATAGGAACTATAGAATCAGCAGGGAAAAAGTCACCAAGCCAAGAGAAAACTTTCTCAATAATACGTTGAAGATAATCTAAAGCAAGGGAAGCATCGTTCTGAATGTCACGTAAGTAAGTAACAACAGATGCAAAGAAATCTAAAACGACACCAGCATTCTTAAGAGTACCAGTAGATTCAGACATAAGTGAATTAGTAGTATCCACAAATTGAGCCATAGCACCAGCCGGAATTTCCGACAATAGTGAAGTAGCCTTATCAAGAAGTGCGGTAGCAGAAACGCCACCAGGAATAAGATTCAAGAGACCTTCAGTATCAGCAAAGGAATTGAGACGAGCAGAACGGGATTGTTTAGCAGAATCAATCTTAATCTTAGAAATAGTATTCATAATCTTCTTAGAAATAAATCTCTGCTTTCGGTCAAGATTAGACTGCAAAGCAAGACGGGAATCAATAAGATCATAAATATAAGAAAAAGTAGTAGGCCTAGGGTCACTAAGAACGATTCGTTCTTTGTGAGGAGGCGGTACCACGTGTCTCGCAAGAGGAGACAAAGGGGAGGAATAGACACCCATAGGATAAAGCGCCAAAGGGTAACTAGTAACAAGAGTGGGTGGGGGAGACCGATAAATAATACCAGTTTCAAAGTCACCATAGGGGAAGTCATCGAGGAGATGACGGAGCACGTAACCATTGTAAAGATCAGTATAACCAACACGACAAAATCGATTAGAATAAAGAAATTTAAGAGCAGAAGTGCGAGAGATTAAGGTATCAGTATGACAATGGAGTTTGCCAAAGTAAACCTTAGTAAAAGAGGGAACGTGAGTAGTATCACAAAATTGTTCAAGAAATTTGAAAATAGTGAATGCAGAACAACCAGAAGTGAAGTGGCTGTGTTCATGAACAAACTTATCTTGACCAGCAACGGTAAGATAAGGTAAAATGTCCCAAAAGCAAAGTGAAGGATCAGCAAGAGCAAAAGATTCAAAATCTATAGGAGACATAGTAATGGGGACATCCTCATTGTAACACAAGGACTGAGGAGTCTGAGTAATACAAATCGAAGAAGTTTCGACAAAAGTGGGGATGGGTAAATCACAAGGATCAGGGGAAACAAAATCCTCAGGGAAAGGAGGAAGTAAAAGATCAGAGTAACAAGGAGCAGCCGGAGTAATCTCAACAGCAGAATCGGGAATAGTAAGTTCCGTACAATCAGAGACAGCTGAGCCTGCGATGAAAGAATAAATTTCAGAAATGGACATATCTGAATTGAGTAAAAGATCATCGAAAAGGGTAGGGGGACCATGAGCAACAAATGAGTGCTCATTGGGGGCGTTAAACCACATAGAAAGTGATTCAACAAGTGGGGAAAGGGGAGCAACGGGAGTGGACAAAAGAGCCACAGGTGTTGCGGGGACAAGATCGATAGGTGCAAGTTTAGAAAATTTGACACGTTCGAAATTGGTAGTGTCACAGGAAGGAGCCTTGACGGGTAGTGCAAAGATGCCATCAAAAGAGGCCATTGCAGTGGAATAAGCACGTTCAGTCTCAAAAGAGGACTGAACAAGCTTTGGGATAAAAACAGACCCATCACGCTTAAAAGCGCGAACACGGTGATCATCTAGAGAAAGTTCCCAGAATTCGGGAACATTGTTCAAAGAGTTCAAAGCATCAGCAAAAATACGATTAATATTGATTGGAGACATAGTGAACAGTGTGAGATTCTCACAGGTGAAAATAGTGTAAATTGAATAAAGAGTTTAAAGAGTTTAAAGAGTTTAGAGCAATTAGGGAGT